GCGGAGATTTGAACAAATCATTGAACTTATTCGGAGTTTTTTCGACTAACACCCCTTTTCTTGTCAACAAAGGCTATAAACCAGCGGCAGTTTATGCTATATTAGAGCACAATTCTGACTTTAAGGCTGCGGCAAAGGCACTCATTGACCAAGGTTACGGAGAAAAAAAAACTACCTATGGTGATAAGCTTGAACGCGAGCTTTACAACAAGAGGTCGGATGGTCTATCCAAAGAAGATCAGGTTCGCTTTCTTGTGGCCAAGCACAATAAAGGCATTGACGAGGCCACAGAGATAGTTGAGAACCTCGATAAGCATTGGGGAGAATCTTTGTTGACCTTCTGGGATGTTGAGTTTAAGAACAATAAGCCAGTTTGTTCTATAAATCGCTATAGACTGCAAACGTTTTTAACGCAAACCGGAGGCTTTAGGCTTTATTTCTACGACCAAGGGTCAACCATTTACAGGTTGGTCAGGGTAAAGGATGGGTTTGTGGAGGAGGCCTCTACGGAGCAAATAAAGCGCTTTATAAAGGATTACGTTGATAGGTTGCCCGATACCTTTGACGGAGGCGTAACGCCGCAGGATTTGCTTGAATTGATTTATAAGGGCGCTTCTCTTTTGTTTTCGGATGCTTTCTTCGAGTTCTTCGACCGAGCTGACATTGATTTCCTAAAAGATACTAAAGATGTGGCCTATTTTCCGTTCAAAAATGGCGTTGTCACGGTCGGACGGGAGCGGTTAGAATTAAAAAGCTATGGCGAGCTTGGAAAATGCGTATGGAAGAGCCAGGTCATTGACCATCAGATTTATATTAATGAGAATATTGAACTAAAGGACATTGAATTTTTCCGCTTTGTCGAGCTTATTTGCAATTTAGAAGCTGAACGGTACATATATGGATTATCTTTAATAGGTTATTTACTGCATAAGTACAAAGACCCAAGCCGCCCATTTGCTGTGATATTGGCTGAAGAGACCGAGAATGAGGCGAAAGGTGGTGGCACCGGAAAGGGGATTTTTGTTAAGGCTTTAGGATACCTTTTGAACCTGGTGCGAGTGGATGGTAAGAATTTCAAAGTTGATAAGAATTTCGCGTTCCAAAGGGTGGATTTGGATACGAGAATTCTGGCCATTGAGGATACAAGGAGGAATGTTGATTTTGAAGGTTTTTACAGCATAATTACTGAAGGCATAACGGTAGAGAAAAAGAACAAAGACGAACTGTTTATCCCTTATAAGGATAGCCCAAAGGTTATGTTCACGACCAACTACACAATTCCAAACATGGGCAACCACGCCAAAAGGAGGCAGAAGGTATTTGAGTTCTCTCCTTACTTCGGAGTGGAGAAGACCCCAGAGGACGAGTTCGGTCATAAGCTCTTTGATGATTGGGATAAGGATGAATGGAATAGATTTTTCAATCTCATGTTCAATTCCGTCCAAGGATACCTACAATTTGGAGTCCAAGAGGTCGAAAGTTCGGACAAATTGAAGCGCAAGCAGATCAAAGTCCAGTTCGGTGAGGAGTTTTTGGAGTTTTTGGCGGTCATAAAGGAAGAGAGTGGTGTTTGGGTGAGCCTTGAAAGTTTGTATAGTCAATTTTTAGAAATGTCAGGTTTTGACAAAAAAGATTATTCGCTAAAAAGATTTGTTCGCGCAATTGAAGAATCGTGTACCATTTTAGAAATCGCGTACCAAAATCGGAGGGATAAGGGCCAAAAAAACAAAAAAGCATATAAATTTTCATACAATGAAAAAAGTATTGATGAATTTTGATGAAAAAGGTACGCGATTTTTGGGTTGGGTACGCGATCGGTACGCGATTAGTACGCGATTTTTTCTTCATAACTCATTGATAATCAATTCGAGTACGCGAGGTACGCGATTTTTCTTAGTTTTTTGACGGCTTTTACTCAAATTCGAGAAATTATAAATATACGGGGGGGAAAGGAAAAATGAAAAAATCGATGTTTCGCGTACCAGGGATTTTTGGGATTTTTGTCTCCCAGGAGTTTTTGTGGGGTTTTTGGCGGGGTTTTTGTCTACCATATGGTGGGGGGTTTTTGGTATTGATATATTGATTTATAGGGTAGGTTTTTGGTAATTGGGTTTTTGTTTATATATATATACATATTAAAGATTTTTATAATATTATGAATAAGTACACATTGTTGACTCTTGTTTCTGAGGTTACTGGCATTGAGACTAACAAAATTTGCGGCCGATCAAGGCAGCGCGAAATTGTCACAGCGCGGCATCTTTATTTTTACTTTGGTAGGTTTTATTTTGGTTTAAAATTGGTTGAAATGGCCAGGTTGATAGGTTGCCATCATGCTTCAGTCATTCATGCCTGTGATAAGGTCACGGACATGATAAGCATAGATGACCCAATTTATATTCGCGAACATGACCGTATCAGGGACAAATTGACCCAGGAAAGGGAATTACGGTTACTTGTCCCTTATTCGGTTAATTTAGCTGAGTTAATCGATCACCTTGCATATTTTCCCTCAATCCGCGTAATTGCTGAGCCTTAACCCATTGGGCGACACAATAAGCCGGATAAGTTAGCTTTGCGCGCCACTCCTCAGACAAGCGGCAATAACTGGCCCACAGTTGCGCATCATTGGCCTGTAGGTAGTCGAATAATTCGTCCATTGATATAATTTAAACAGGTTAAAAAAATAGGGGCATTTAGCCCCCATTTAACACTAAAAATAAACACTAAAAAACGCGGATGTAAAAATCTTTAGGGTTGATAATACCAGAATTGAAATGTTCTTCAAATTCATCAACGCTGTAAATTTTACCGTAATTTTCAGCCCAATTGCGCGCAGTATGGTTGGATATGTCCGCCGCGTTGATATCGGGATGAATGGCATCCAAGGGAATAAGATAAAATTGCTTCATTCGTCTATTTTCGAAAATTCGTTCTATTTGTGGTAAAGTTGAATAATACATATTAATTTATTTTATAATGAGTAAATATCTTGAAAATGTCCAATAATAAGGCCAGCGCAAATAAGCGCAATTATTAAGCGAATTAAGTCTCTCATTTGTCAAAATTTGAATAGTTTAAAGATATAAATTTGTCAAAATAGGAATTTTCTTGCGCTTCTATGTATGCCTTAGTATTAATGCATTCAAAATAATCTTTTATTTTTTTGGCATCAATTGAATATATTTTTTTGGTAGATACATCAAAATAAACAATTGTCCCGCGCTTTAATTTTTTGCCAGTCTCAGCGCATATGGCCGGATATTTAAGCGAAATTATTTTCATAATTTTGTGATTATTAGGTGATTTTTTATCCAATCTTTAGATACATTCTTTTTTTCCAATTCGGTTAAAATAGCTTTTTTAACATTGTTAACCGTTACTTTTTTGGGCTTTTTTGTTGTTTCTTTTTTCATTGTATTAATATTTAGTGATGACAAAGCCTGAGGTATCTTTTTTGGCCTGGCCTTTAGCTTTTAGGCCAACAATTACATTTGATGGGTCAAAATATCTAAGGTCGCTTTTATCCCCGTCAATAACTTTAAAGCCTTTGTAACTTTGTGGCAATTCGCCAGAAAACACAGCGGCAATATTCCCGCCATCCAAAAGTACCTTTATAGCTTCGGTTTGGTTAGTTTCTGACAAAGAAAAAGTAAGTTTATAATTAGTGCCTTTATATTTTTCAATCTGTTTAATGCTTTTTGTGTAGTCATAAAACAATATGTTTGAATATTCGGCAGAAAGGAAATTAATACCAGTATACCTAAATAAAAGCCCTAAATGATCGACATCAGATGTCCCGTTTAAGCGGATGGCTACCTCGTTAACTGTTTTTGAATGTATGGCCAAAATCTCATTCGCTAACTGAATATAAAACTGTTCACGGTCGTATGCCCAAAATTTTGTTTTATTTATGCGAGATTGTTGGACATTCGAGAATGCGCCGCGGCCTGCAGAATATAGGCAAGCTTTGCGGCAACCCTCAGAAGCGAAGGGGCATAAGTTATGTGTGCCAATAATGTCAGAAGGCGCAAGGTAGAGAATAAATGTCTCAATCTCATTCTTTGCTGTTTTAGCGTTTGTGCTGCCCTGGCTGAGCAGATTTTTTACTTTAGTGTAAGCTGGTTTAGTTTGTTGCTGGTTTAGTGTTTTAGTTGACATTGCTTTAGTGTTTTAGTGTTTAGTAATTTGTTTAGATAATTCCCCAGGCCATCAGGTTAACCAATACGATAGAAGCGTAAAAAATGGCTGTAATTGCGATTTGCTTTTTCATTGTGTTTTGTTTTAGTGTTTATTAATGTTTGTCTATACAAATATAGTACTATTTAGATTGAATTACCAAAAAAAAGTATAGATTTTTTTGAATATTTTTTCTATTTATATATAAAGTATTTATTAACAATGAGTTAATAAAAGGTTGAATAATGAAAAAAGTAACATTATTTTGGTTAACATGAAGCGAAAGGGTTTCTATTTTAAACAGGGTTACGATGGTAGTTTGTATCTGAACATTCAGAAAACAGACTTTATAAATTATTTATCTGAATTGGGTAACGGCGATGAATGGGTGAAATTTAGGATATTTGAAAGGAAGGATAAGGACGACAAAGGGCATACCCATAATATGGAATTAATACAGCAAACGATAAAAAAGGACGCGTGAGAGATATGGAAAGCCAAGGAAATACCAAGGACAAAGAGGTGAGGATAAGCCGCAAAACTGGCAAGCCTGTAACAACCTGGGGCGGCTATCGTCCTGGCGGCGGACGTCCTCGCCGAATGGATGAACAGCAGATTATTGAGAAGCTGCAACCAATGGCAGAAACAGCTTTCCGTATATTGCATGAGAAGGTTGCCCAGGGAGACATGAAGGCCATTCAGCTTTACATGCAGTATTTTATCGGCTTGCCTACTCAGAAGATTGAAAGCAAGATCGAAGGCCAACTCAACCAGGTACAAATCGAAGTGGTCAAACCTAACTTTGAGAAGGCACCGGAATTGGTCGAAGCTAACTGACATAATAGCACTACTTAAATTAGTAGTATATTTAACATAATAATAGTTATATGGCGAGCCCTGGCAATGGGTGACAATTGGGCAGAGCGGGACAGGGGGAGGCAGTACTAATGGGGGGGACTTAAAGAAATGCTAAATTTTTTAGCAACCGTGTAATAAACAATTCTGATAGCACCAAAACCTCTGTCTAAACAAAAATACTAATGACCCCCTTTTATACTCTACTTTTGACTTTGAAATGACAAACTCAAATTTTTTTTTTCGCTAAAAACTAAGCCTACCTTTGGGAGACTATGAACGCTAAACTACAGACCAACAAGATCTTTGAAATATTGCAAGCGAGTAATAAGAGGATAACTGTGATGCAGGGTGGCTCTCGTTCTGGTAAGACTTATAATATCTTGATATGGTTCATTGTAAAGCTTTTGCAAGAGAATGGTAAGACATTGACGGTTGTAAGGCAGTCGTTACCATCTATTAAGGGTTCCGTTCTTCGTGATTTCATCGATATACTTTCGAGATTGGGAATTTATTCCGAGGATAACCACAATAAGACGGAGCAGATATACCAATTGAATGGGAATACAATTGAGTTCGTATCGGCCGACCAACCGCAGAAGATAAGGGGTAGAGCGAGAACATATTTATTCTGCAATGAGGCCAATGAGCTATCATACGAGGCATGGATGCAGTTGATCATGCGTACTGAGGGCAAGATAGTGATAGACTACAATCCTTCTGATGTATCGTCATGGATTTACGATGATGTGATACCGAGGGATGATGCTGATTTCCATATTACCACTTTCCGCGATAATCCTTTCCTTCCAAAAGAATTGGTTGACGAGTTGGAGAGGTTGAAGGATGCAGACCCTAACTATTGGCAGATATATGGCTTGGGTGAGAGGGGATTGAGTCAGGACTTGATATATACGCATTATAGGACTACTGAGAATATGCCAGAGGAGGGTGAGACGGTGTATGGTCTTGACTTTGGCTTCAACGTACCAACGGCATTGGTGAAAGTTACGTTCAAGGAGAACGCGGCTTATGCGAAGGAGATATTGTACGAGACGAGGCTGACAACAGCCGACCTCATTGAGCGACTGACCAATCTTGGCATTGACAAGTACGATGAGATATATTGTGATGCTGCGGAGCCGAAAACGATTGAGGAGCTGTCGCGGCATGGGTTCAACACGAAGCCAGCGAACAAGGATGTGACGGAGGGAATTAGGACGGTTAAGGGCACTCCATTGTTTATACAACAAGATTCTGTAAATTTACTAAAGGAATTGAAGAATTATAGGTGGAAGACGGATAGGAATGGAAATAAGTTGGATGCACCTGTTAAGTTCAATGACCACATAACTGATGCCTTACGCTATGCAATATTTAGTAAATTAACAATACCTTCAGTAACTTGGGGGGCAATATAACAATATGGGATTATTTGATTTTTTGAGCAGAAAAAAGGGTCTTGACCCTTATCAGAATAATAGCAAGAATATTGTAGGCATCAATGGAGCTGTTTTACAGAACTACACCAACGAGAGCTATGTAACGGAAGGATACCTTGGAAATGCAGATGTGTACTCCATTGTATCCTTTTTAGCAAGGAAGGCGGCTTCAATACCTTGGTATGTGTACCAGATGAATAGTGGCTCGAAGGCAAGGACAAGCTTGATGAGATACAAGCAATTGTCGAAGGGCATTGCTAACCAAGGAGCGTATGAGAGGGCGTTGATAGAGAGGAAGAACGCGTACTCTGAGAATATTGTCATGGGCAGCCCTCTTGCGAGGTTGTTGGAGAAACCCAACAGCTATCAAGCGCAAGACCAATTTTTTGAGAATTTATTTGGTTATCATTTTTTAAGCGGAGAAGGAAATGTATACGCTAACAATGGAGGTTTACCAGGGAGCAAATTCGTCGAACTTAACGTACTACCAACTCAGTTCTTGGACATCTACCCTGACCCAAACGATTTGTACGGAATATTGGCGTACAAGCTAATGGTTGGCATGGGCATTGATTTGCCGAAGGATCAGGTGATGCAGTTCAAAACATGGAACCCTGACTTCAATGATGTGACGAGAACGCATTTGAGAGGGTTGTCTCCGCTGAGAGCAGCTTATAAGACACTTAGAATGAGCAATAACGCTGCTGATGCAAGTGCGATGATGACGGGCAATGGTGGTGCGAAGGGAGCTATCACACCAAAGCCTTTGGGGAACGTAGTGCCAAGCTTTACTATTGAGCAAGCAAATATCATTAAGAGGGCGGTTAACGAGGACATCAATACTGTTGACAACAAAGGCAAGGTGGCTGTGCTGCAAACACCTTGGGACTACCTAAATTTCGGATTGAGCAGCGTTGACATGGAGCTTGTGAATACACTAAGGATGTCGATGCATCAATGGTGTAGGGTCTTCGGATTGCCAGCGGTGCTGTTCGATGTGGATACAAGCTCGTATAATAACTATCAGAACGCGATGAGAGACCTCATCACCAACACCATTATACCCAAGTGCTGCAATTTGAGGGATGAGCTCAATAAGTTCTTGGTTCCGGTGTTCGGTGAGGATGTGTTCATTGACTTTGACATAACAGCACTTCCTGAGATGCAGCAGGATATGGAGAGGATGGTTAGAGCATTGCGTGATGCTAACTGGTTGACATGGGATGAGAAGAGAATAGCTATGAACTATCAAGAGATGGGTGGTGCTTATGAGTATACATATATCAATCAAGGTTTGATACCTCTTGAGCAAGCCATGATGGATTTAAGCGTAGGCAATGATGGAAGTTCAAATGATAACATCGCTAACTACAGACGAGGAGATAACGAGGATAGTGATGAGGAAATATCCCAAGCTGAAGAGCGAGCGTACTTGCGTAGTGGAGTTCAGAATGATGGAGTCTCTTCGTAAAGCTTATAAAGAGAAACTTAGAGATGAACGCACAAGAGCGCAAGGAGTATTGGATCAAGGTTGAGCGGTTGCGCAAGCAGCTTGATGATAAGTATAGTTCTTTATTTAAGGAGGC